AGATTGGTCGCGCCAGTTGAACAAACTTTGCGCTAACAAAGATTACTTGAAAGCTATCGCTAATTTTGCCAAAAGTCAGATAGTCACTGGTCGTTGTCCTCTTATACTAGGAGAACGAGTGCAAATGTTAAAAGATTTACAAGAACTTATACCTGATAGTGTATGTCTTATAGGAGAATCAGATGAATCAACTAGAACGGATGTTCTTCAAAATGTTGGAGGAAAATACAAATGTGTGCTCTCAACCAAATTATTTGATGAGGGTATTAGTTGTCATCGGCTTGATACTCTTTATCTTACTTGTCCTTCTAATAATCCTATAAAGCTTGAACAGCGTGTAGGTCGTATCATACGTGAACATCCAGACAAGCAAGTCCCTATGATTGTTGATTTTTGGTTATCAGGAGGTATTGTAGCTAGACAACAAACTAAACGTCTTGAATGGTATAAACAACGTGGATATTACATATTGTAAAGAATTTACAGTACTTGAAGAAAGTGAAGTAAGAGCTTTGTATGAGTTTATAAAAAATACCGATGGAGATGTTCTAGAATTAGGTAGGTATTTTGGAGGTTCAACAAAAATAATTCTCTCAGCACTAAAAAGCAATAGAATATTAGTAAGTGTTGATAAAATAAAAAGACCACTAAAAGCATTTAAACAAGATGATTACTCACTTTTAAAAAACTGTATTTTCTTAACAGCTAATTCACAATCAGTAAAATTAAATCAAAATTTTGAAACAGCTTTTATAGATGTAGAACCAAATATAATATATGAAAATATAAAGAATATATGGAAACACATCGATAAATATTTTATATTTCATGACTATGAAGAAATTAAATATTTTATTGATCCATTACTAGATTACAACATACTTAAAAAAGTATCTTTAACAAACTCATTAATGATATGTCAAAAATGGAAATAACTTATTTTAACTGGTACGAAATCGAGTCAAAGGCAAGAAAGGATCAAGCTGCCATTCTTATCTTGACCTTTGCACAAACAAAATTGTATAATCCAAGAACAACTAAAGGATTAATGACCGCACTTAAAATAAATCACATACCAATTCATCTATTTACAGCTGGTATTTTAGAACAAACTGAAAAAGGTTTAGAGTGTCATTATAAAACACAAGAGCCTATGAGTTACTTTGTAAACCCTTGGTTTTTAACTCATAATGTTAATATTTTAAAGAAAACAGAATATTTGCAAATGTTATCAATGAGGCGAATAAGCGAAAAGCAAGATTACATTGCAAAAACTTATATAAGAAAAGATTTAATGAATCCTTATATTAAAACAAAAGGCGATAAAATATATTTTTTACCTGAGTCCTCGGAGTCGAGGAAATCCTACACTTAAGTTCTTACGAACAACAAAGGAGAAACAACTATGGTCGCATGGGATCAAGCCAAAGGAAAACAATCCTCTGGTTCAAATCAACGAAGAGAAATTGAAAGACTAACACTTGGTGTTGGTGATACTAAAGTACGTTTAATTGGTGATGTAATGCCTCGTTACTGCTATTGGGTAGTAACAAAAGAAGGTAAAAAAATGCCTGTTGAGTGTCTTCAATTCTCACGTGAGACAGAATCTTTTGATAATTCTGCTCAAGACCCTTTCAAAGAAATTGACGAAGCTATCTATTCTGATAAGCCACAATTCTCTTATGTGTGTAATGTAATTGATCGTTCAGACGGTTCAATTAAGCTATTTGATCTAAGAGCCACAATCTATTCACAGATTGTAGATTACGCAACAAATCCAGACTACGGTAATCCTGCAGATCCAAGTAATGGTTATGATGTTACCATTAAAAAAGAAAAGACAGGACCTCTACCACAAAACGTTAAGTACTCAATCATTCCAGCTCGTAACAATGCACCTCTTACAGATGCTGAAAAAGAGCTTGAATTATTTGATCTTTCAAAAATCTATAAGCGTCAAACTTATGATGAACAAAAAGAGTGGTTGTTACAAAACACCTCTTATTTCGCGGGAGATGTTTCCGACGAATTCAAGCCTGTAGAAGACGTGGATGATTTAGCCTAATGAAAAAATCTTTAGCAGATATGAAACCTGCTAATGGCACAGAAGCACCGAAAGAACGCTCTTTCGGTGCCTTCAAAGCCGTTGAAGGTAATCAAGCAACAATTGATTTAGAAGCTCTTAGAAAGCATAATATATTTTTTGCAACTCCTTGTTATGGTGGAATGCTAACGGATCAATTCTTTTTATCTATGTTTCGTGCTTCTCAAACACTCATGAGACATGGAATCAACTTTAGAGTTACAACTCTTCGTAATGAATCACTTGTTACTCGTGCAAGAAATATTCTTACAGCAATGTTTATGGAATCTGACTGTACGCATCTCATGTTTATTGACTCTGATATCGAGTTTGATGCAGATTCAATTCTTCGAGCATTAGCATATGACAAACCTATTATGGCTGCAGCATATCCTAAAAAAGCTTTACCAGTTCAATATGCTATTAATTTTAAATTTCAAGATATTGAAAAGAAACAAGTACGTGTTGAAAACGGTGCTGTTGAGGTGTTAGATGCTTCAACAGGTTTCTTTTTAGTAAAGCGTGAAGTTTTTGAAAAAATGATGCAAGCTTATCCAGAACTTCACTATCGTAATGACTCTAATATTGATCCAAAGTTTAACAAGTATTGTTATGCTTTATTTGATACTTGGTTAGATCCTGATGATAATCGTTATCTCTCTGAAGACTATACTTTTTGTCGTCGTTGGCAAAAGCTCGGAGGAGAAATTTGGTTAGATCCAAGTACTAAACTCAATCATGTTGGGAGTTACACTTTTGAAGGTGATGTAGGAAAGATAATTGGTCGAGGCTAAAACTTATCAGTTAAAACCTATAACTGGTGATGAACGAACTGAGTGTTTAAATAATATTATTATCAGAGGAGAAGTCTTTGATAGTGAGTATCACTGGTCTAACCTTTGTAGATTCTTAGATCAAAATAAACATTTATTCAATAATCAGTATTTTACAAAAGCTCAAACTATCGAAGAGTTTAGAGGGAGAACAATTCCCTTTAAACTCTTGGACTCTCAAAATGAAATTAGATTTACTTTTAAATCTTATATGAATCTTTGTAGGTTTTTAGGACAACAATTAATTCATGAATATACTGGAGAACTGCATTTTCCAGATAATACAGAATTAACTCGATGGGAAACTGGCAGAGAGATGACTGTTCATTCAGATAATTCTTGGCCTGATGGTGATCAGACTAATCACCCAACATCCTTCAGAACATGGTCTGCAATTTATTATATAAATGATTTATATGAGGGTGGAGAAATATATTTTCCAAAACTTGAATGGAGCTATAAACCAAAAGCTAATACCTTATTGGTTTTTCCATCAAATGACAAGTTTGTACATGGAGTAACAAAAGTAACTAAGGGTGAGAGATATACCTTTGCTATGTGGTATACACAAGATTTTCAATATCTTGAAGTGTAGACACAAATGTGACGTGACGGTTAGGCAACTCCGTTGCCCTGGCTGCGTCTCTCCGAGACCCACGCTACGACATAGTGGTTCAAGCCTTGTTCACCAGCTCTTCACCTGCGGTGTAACGTTGTTCACAAGTAACAAACATAAATTAGCATATTTTAAGAAGATTGGCAAATTATAAAATTTAAATGGTTAGTATAAGTCTTGTTCAACCAAATTTTCCTATGAGTTTAAAAGAAGATACATTCTTTTTACCTTATTCTATCGGGTCAATTTGGAGTTATGTAAAAAGCAATGCAAAACAACCTTTCAAACTAAATAAAATGATATTTAGAAGAGAGCCTATTGAAGAAACAGCTATTGCTTTAGCTAAGGATACTGTTGTTGGATTTTCTACTTATCTATGGAATAAAAACTATAATCTTGAACTCGCTAAAAAAGTTAAACAAATTAATCCTTCAGTTATTACAATATTTGGAGGACCTGAGTTGCCTGTACAACGAAATGATTTTTTTACCTTGTATCCACAAATTGATATTCACATAATCAATGAAGGAGAAATAACTTTTTTAAGTCTTTTAGAAAATCTATCATCTTTAAAAACAGTATCAGGAACTATACTAAATAATAATGGGACAGTATATAGAACTAAAAATCAGACAAGAATTGAAGAACTAAATGTTTTACCATCTCCATATCTCGATGGAACTTTTGACTATATTTTAAAACAATATCCTGACTTAAAGTTTAATGCAACTTTAGAAACTAACCGTGGGTGTCCTTATCGTTGTACTTTTTGTGATTGGGGAAGTTTAACCTATAACAAAGTAAAAAAATTTAAATTGTCTAAAATTAATCAAGAAATTGACTGGGTATTTGCAAATCCTCAAATTCAAGGCATTTACTTAGCTGATGCAAATTTTGGTATATTTGAAAGAGACAAAGAAATAATTGATAAATTGATTACCACTTCTCAAAAATATCCTAATAGAAACCTTTGGTTTGAAACTTCTTACGCTAAAAATCAAAATAAACATGTAGTGCAAATGGTAAAGAAACTTTCAGAAAATCTTACGGGATCAAAATTTCATACTGTATCACTTCAATCTCTTAATGATGAAGTACTGACAACAATTAAAAGAAAAAATCTTGCAGTAAATAAAATTCAAGAGATTCACAGAATTTGTACTGAAAACAGTTTAACTCTAAAAGTTGAGATTATTTTAGGTTTACCAAAAGATACGATAGAAGAGTTTAAAAATACTTTTTATAAACTATTTGAAGTATCTCCTCAAATATCAATTCAAATTTATAGACTATTAGGATTAAATAACTCTGAGCTATCACTTACTGAACAAGATGAGGTAATGTGGAGAGAAATTAAAAATTTTGTTCCTAACACACAAGATGATATAAATGAAACTTTTAAGTGGGTGTATTCTACTAACTCTATGAGTCACGAAGATATCTTAGAGTCAATTAATTTTAGTAGTTGGTTAATTGCTTTTCATAGTTACGGATTTACAAATCTTGTATCTCAATCTGCACACTCACAAGGAATTTCTTATAAACAGTTTTATAACACATTATACCTCAAAGTTAAACAAGATGAGTATTTTGGTAAGTATTTTAATCAATTTACTGAAACAAATAAGCAATGGTATGAAACAGGTATTGCAAATTTAGAAACAGTTTGTGGACTTAATTTTTCTGCTAACAACAGTTTATGGCATCTTGCATCTAAAATTTACTATGACGATAAGTTCCGTCATATATTTAGCCTAATTAAAGACTTTTTAGTAGAATTAAATATTTTTGATGAACAATTATTCACTATACAGAAACATATACCAATCAGTTTCAATAAACAAGATGCCTATCCGTTAAAATTTATATATGATAATAAATCAGTTATTCTTTTTAATTCTTATGATACTGTTGATGATTTAAAACAATTTATAAATAATATTTATTACAAAAGAGAACTTTCCTTTGGAACAGCAATAACAAAAGATGGAGTTAAACTATGACAAAAATTCTATGTTCAGCTGATTGGCATATCAATCTGCATAAGAAAAAAGTTCCATACGATTGGCAAGTGAACAGATTCCGTGAAATGTTTCGCAAGTTGATCGCTTTAGAACAGCGTGTGGATGTGCATGTGATAGCTGGAGACATCTTTGATAAAAAACCAGAACCAGATGAAATCTCACTGTTTTTGAGCTATATCAATACAGTCACAATTCCCACACTCATCATCCCCGGCAATCATGAAGCAACACGCAAAGGAGAAACATTCTTTGAGCACCTTACTGAGAAAAATGCTATTAAAAATCCGCATGTACAGGTATTTACTCGTAACGGATCTGCGCGTGTGGGTAAAACGCTGTTTCAGTTCTTTCCATACGGGGAAGTACAAACAGACAATTTACCACCATATGAAGAGGACGCAATACTCGTTACTCATATACGTGGAGAGGTTCCGCCGCATATTACGCCGGAATATGATTTCTCCCGTCTCTCCAATTGGGGCTTGGTGCTACTTGGTGATCTACACTTTAATCATCGTTACGGTGACACTAACTGCTACTATCCTGGTTCCCCACTTAATACAACTTTTGACAGAGACGAAAAGCGCGAGTATGGAGTTGATTTGTACGAGGTTATAGATTCTCACAACTATACACGAGAGTTCTACGATTTAGATTTACCCAAGCTTGTTCGTCGGACAATCAAAGCTGGTGAAGAGATGAAGACAGATTCTCGCCATCATGTGGTATACGAAGTAACAGGTAATATTGATCAACTGTCAAAAATTGAACGCTCAGATCTATTAGATAAAAAAGTAGTGGAAAAGCCATCAGAAGATGCAACTCTTGACCTTAAAAACAAAACAATCTACGAAGAGCTTGAAATCTATCTAAACCATATTAAGGTTGCTGACACAGAAAGGATTTTAAGTGAATACAAATCTTTGGGACTCAATTGACTACTCAATAAACAGAACCTATTGGCTGTATGATAAAAATCAATCAATCTGGCGTCCTTCAGATTATGAGTGGGATTTTGCAGGAAATCATCGAGGAGTTCGTGTCACAATTTCTGAATACTCAAGAAGAAGTAATAGTTTGCTGATTGATATGAAAAAATTAGTTTCAAAATTTCACCAAACTCATAGAGGTGAATATGTTATCACAATGAGTGGTGGAATTGACTCTGAACTTGTGGCAGAAACATTTTATCAACTTGAAATTCCTTTTAGAGTATTGATACAGCGACTGTTTAAAGGTGCAAATGACTATGATATTATGTATGCAGTCAAATACTGTAAACAACGTTCAATTCCTTATAGCATTATTGGGCTATCCTTTGATAAGTTTGTAAAAAAAGTAATTCCAGATGCTTGTTTGTATGGACAGTTCTCAGCTTCATATTCTCAGATGGCACTAACCAATCTATACAACTATGTTTCTGATTCAGAAATTATTATCTTCTCAGGTCATAATCCAGATTTTGACCAATTTGTGGGAATCGGGTGGAATGAAGATTCACCAAATTTAGTAAAATATGCTATCTCAAAGCAAAAAAGATTTTTTACTTTCACATCATTAGAGCCTATCTTTTGTCACTATGCAGCAAACTTTGATGCTTTACAACCAGGTATGAAAGATAATGAATTTATCTATTCAGTCTATCCTCAGCTACCGAGACGAAAAAAGCTAACTGGATGGGAACATGTTGATCAAGATCAATTGTATGACATAGTTGAACAAGTAAATCTATACTCAAAAACTCTACTTACTCCTTTTATTACTTGGTCAAGGTTTAAAGATCAGCATGATAAGTTTTGGCCTCTTAAAAAAATACACTTAACAAAGAACGGAAAATTATAATGAGTAATATTACCTTAAAAACCTTGAAGTTTTCCAATATGTTTTCATACGGAATGAATAACGAAATTGATCTTCAAAAAGCAAAGATAACGCAGCTTACAGCTCCAAATGGTAGTGGTAAGTCTTCAATTGCGATGATTATTCAAGAAACGCTTTTTAATAAAAATGTTAAAGGAATTAAAAAATCAGACATACTTAATCGTTGGTCAAAAGAGAAGAACTGGAATTCAGAACTTGCTTTTGTTGCTGACGGTAAAGATTATGTTGTATCTGTAAATCGAATCGGGGCACAAACTAAAGTTAAACTTTTAGAAAACGATGTAGACATTTCTGATCATAAGGTGTTAGATACGTATAAATTAATCTCTAACATTGTTGGAGTAGATTTTGATGTATTCTCACAGCTTACATACCAATCATCGACAGATCTACTTGAGTTCTTAAAAGCAACTGATGCTAACCGTAAAAAATTCTTAATCAATCTATTCAACCTTGAAAAGTATATTGCAATTGGTGAAACAATTAAAGCTAAAGCCACAGAAAATGACAGAGAACTTTCTAAAATTCAAGGTGAACTGAAATCCATCGAAGACTTTCTTGCTATAGTAACAATACCTGAAGAAATGCAACGAGTTGAAGTACCAGAAGCAGATGAATCAATTCAACAACAAATAGGAGTGCTACAACAAGAGCTTGATAACTATGAATCTACTTGTAAAAAAATAGATCGTAATAATATGTATATTGAAGAGCGTGACTCTCTTCAGTTTGAAGCTGGACTCTCAGCTCCAGCAGAATTTGAGTGGTGGGATCAATACCAAACTCTAAAGCAAGATTTAGTTATGTCTCAACGAACTCAATCAAAACTAAAAGAAGATATTACAAAAATTCGAGTTAATGATACCTGTCCTTCGTGCGGTCAAACTATCGATACCTCTCATCTGGAAACTTTAAAAGTAGAATTGAATGAAAAGCTTGAACACGAAATTACTCAATATAATGCAGGCTTAGATAAAGCCACTCGTTGGAGTGAAGAAATAAAAAAGATAGATGCAGAAAAGACAAAGTATAGTGAAAACAAAAGAAAGATTGAACGATTTGAACACCTCACTCAACTTATTGATAATTCTATTTCAAAAAATTATCCTAATGTAGGAGACATTGAAACAAATATTCAAGATCTTAAACAGAAGTGGAAAACTATCTCTGCGGCAGTTTTTGAAGCACAACAACATAATGAACAAGCTGGAATCAATAACGCTAAACGTGAAGCACTAATAGAGCAAAAAAATGATTTTACTTTTAGACAAAAAAGTGTAAAAAATGATATATTAACAAAATCAAATAAAGCTAACTCATTAAATATTTTGAAAAAAG